TGCGATATGAGAATATTGTTCTCTCATTGCACGAATCTGGCCGACGTAATCTGGTAGAGCAATAGTTTGATTAGAGTTAATCTTATAGCATTGCTCTTCTAAACATCCTGCCATATCAGACATGTGATATAGCTCTTTAGCAGCAGTATTAACAAACCTAAGCAATACTGCTCTCTCACCATCGACAGAAGGATTTAACCCACATTTATAACCAACTTGTTGTAGTATATAAGAAAGTGCCATATGTATGTTATTGTTGAACCACAGATTGAGTTTTCAGAGATTGACGTTGAGTAATATCAGTTGTAGACATAGACATAAACACTAATGACCCTCCACCAGTCCATGTCAATACTACAAATGCTTTCCATCCTTGACCAGAGTTAGGAAATGAGAACAGTATGTTATTAGTTTGAGTTCCAACATCAGGGCCAACTGGAGCACCATTGTATCCAGTAGGCGGAGGAACATATGTGAATGACTGAGTATAAGAACTATCAAACCTGTCATTCACGAATAACGAAGCAGTAACAGAATAATCTTGAGTGAGATTGGTCAAGATGCAACGAAAGTTAGTAACTTTCTGTTCCTTCTTAGGGTCTTGCGGACACATTGCAGCTAGTCGAATAGTAGGAATGTCATCAGTAGATGATGCATATAACTGATAGACATTGTCGTCTTCTGTGATAGCATACAATGCTTGAACACCTAACTCAATCTTAGCAAATTGTTTGACTAACTTACCTCCAGTTTGAGCAATATCAAATGCAGACCATACAGAGTTAACTGTATCATACACAGCTATAGCAGGCCCAAATACAGTTTGCATAGCATAGCATTCGTAGTTGTTGAACAGAATACATGCAGCAGTAGACTGGATTATGTTCTCAAATGCACCTGCTATAGTAGAAGTGAATACACTATTGCGCCCTTCGTTTTGTTGCTGTTGTATAGCATTAAACGATCTGACACCAAATGGTGAGATGAACCTAGTGTCACCTAACGAGTCCATTATACCTCTGTCTGATAGGCACGTAGACTCAAACAAAAATGATCTTATGAACGTGTACTCACCAAATATAGTAGGAGCATTAGGAGTCTTATTCAGTGTAACAGAGAAGTTTGCATTAAGTGCTGACACAAACAACCCACCAGTTGACAATGGACGTAAACATGTAATCGGCCCTACACCAACAGTGTATGATGTAGTGTACGCATCACCACCTTTGGTTCCATCAGGGTTAACATTAATCACGAAGTCTAATGGTCTACCAGACACAGACCTTAGTATATTCACTCCATCTGGAGCAGCAATGTATAACACACCATCAGCAGTCCATGCCATAGATGTACCAATAGGAACGTACTCTCTGTTGTCAGTAATCAATACTCCATAGTCATTCGCATCTGTTCCATACACAGCTTTCCATTGAGAGTATGTTTGAGTAGTACGAACAGTAGGAATACCATTAGAGTTCAGATATATAAACTGAGGTTGGTTAATACCATCTTGTACTAACAATCCTGGAGTGTTACCAGCAAAGGATGCAGCTACATTCTGTGCTTGTAAGATAGGAGAGTTAGATGAGACTATGTCAGTTCCACCGCCTGTTGTATTAGCAGTCAAAACTGCAAGTCTGCCATAGTTGGTAGTAGATACTGGAACAGCTACAGTCCAATATCTAGGAGCATCTTTAGACATACTGAATCCCTCTATTCCGGTCCATAAAACTGCAGTGTTTAGTCGGTAGAATGCATATCCAGAAACAAAAGCTATTAGATAGTTACCAAACGTAACCATCTCTTGCTTCACTCCAGATGGTACTGATATGTCTTTGATAGATGAAGGTATGGAGTCTATAACATCATACCTATTCCTAGCATTTATCGCTACACGATATTGGTTATTAGACAATGCTTGATTATACGACCATCTACTAGAGTTAGCTAGACGTGTATCATCAAGCAGGAGATTCATTCCTCCTATGAAAGACTGTTGTCCAAATTCTCCCATAATCGTATGTTAGATGTATTCAGTGATACGAAGAGTAGATTTAGTAATCAAGAATGGATTGGTACTTCCATCAATAGAATTAAACCAACATAATGCAGTTATACTACAACCAAAAGCTACGTAGTATGTAGCATTACTCGGATTAACTGGAGTGAGATAAGATGTATACACATCTACCAATTTCGTATCAGTTGGAGTAACGTTGACACTGATGATTGATGTACCACATAAAGGTGCAACTGCTCCAGTTTGATTATACACTCCAACAAACACAGCAGAAGCTCCAGTAAAACTCTTGACGCCAACTTTGGCAAATAGCTCAATGAGTAGTTTGCTCTGACCTGTAGTGTCAATCTTAGAGAATGCAGTGGTATTGAAGGCTGCAACCATACCAGTAGCATTGTAGTTAGGAGTAGATGTGGTATTAGCTAACACATTCGTTCCAGTAGAGCCAACCACAGTGTTAGTAGAATCAAAGTTAAACACCTGTAATATACGACCAACAGTGTTAGGTGCAACCCAACCAACACTATTTGCTCCATCAGATACTTGAGGAATCTGACCAACAGTACCACCAAGTATCATAGCAGCTGTGACGTTCTTATTGTTGATCGTCAGACCAGCACCAAATGAACCACCAATATTACCAGATGTGTATGGAGCAGAAGCAGTAGACAAGTATGCAGATGGTGTCAACTGAAGTGCAACTAACAGTGCAGCTAGATCAATATTGGACGGCTCAATAGTAGAGTTGGCAATTTGAGTTCCAGTAATAGAACCAGCAGGAATTGAAGATACTGCTATTGGAGTCCAGTTAGTATTCACATACCCAGGCACTGCTGGAGACACACCAGTGTTAACATAATTAAGTATGTATGTAGCTCCTTGGTTCCATATATATGCAGTGACTGTTAGGCTGTTAGGACTGTATCGAATCCAAATAAACCTCTTCCATTCTACAGTAGTAGACGCATCTGGAACTACTGGTACACCTGCAATATCAGACGTAAACAAACACATCCCCCTATCAGAAGAAGGAGTTGCAGTTGTGATTAATGATGCTAGCTGAGCACCAGTAATAGCAGGTTGATTTGTGGGGTCAAAGCCTAAAGCTAAGTCATTTGTGTTCATAGACATTATGTTCCTTATTGTTAATTTGTTTCAGAGTGCGAACCGACTGGAAAGGTTAGAGGGAGAGTATAAGCTGTGTATTGGCTTAAAACATTTATAATTGGAGCTGGCAATATTCCTGTTGGACCAAGAAGCCATGAGATAATTAAATCAGGACTTATAACTTGATCATAACTGAGATAGTCTTCTCCTGTTTCTGTATCTACAACAGTCCATCCGGGACCAAGATCTTCACCATGGTAAATTACATGTTCATCATGGGAAATTATCACATTACTTCCTCCAGAATAAGCTGGATGATTATCAATAGTGGATGTGTAATAGTAGACTCCATTAACATTAGCTGAGCCTGCATTATATATATTCAATTCATATGGCAATTGAATCGAACCATTGACGAAAAAGTTAGTACTCTCCCCATCAGCTATCACCAATGCCCCATCTTGTAAGTACCTGTAATCCATCCCTGCCAACTTAGACGTATACATCGTCAAGCCATTAACCTCTGATACTGCACCTTGGCTAGTATTCCAAATCTCTAATCGAAAGTTCTTAAGTATTGCCTGATTAGTATAAGGTGTGAATGTACCAGGTAACAATGACCCAACTGCATCCCACAACAGATACCTCGTAACATTAGACCCAACTCTGTAACATATACAACAGACGTAGTTAGGATTCGATGGAGGAACAATATCCTTAAGACTGATATTATTCACTCCTTCGAAATTGAATGATGCTACTATATCAGAGTATCCATTCCATGTACTCACTCCTTGATTGAAAGTTGGCAACTGGATATAGGTTGATGCTCTGGTTAATCGAGTGACAGGATTGTTATCAAGCCAACGTTGCAAACGTCTAGGCCAAGTTAACGCACCAATATCACCAGCAGGAGGTGGAACTAATGGATACATAAGTGTATAGTATTAAAGAAGTTTTTGAAATCCTTTTAACAAAAGAAAGTCTCTAGGTGTAAATTCACGCAAATCAAAATAACTTGCAACAACATCAATGTTTGCATAACGAAGTGCAAGCACACATGTGTGTGAACAATTCATTGAACCGAAAGCATTACCTAGATGAATGTTAATATCCATGAAATCATCTGACCAACCATAAGGTTTACCAATAAATGGTGTCATTCCCTCAACCAGTGATTTATGGTCAAAAATACCCTCTGTACGAAGAACATGAACAACGTCAGTCAAATCGCCCAGAGGATAATAGTCAACACCGTGGTTAGGCTTTGAAGTAATAACTACACCATTTCCCAAAAACAACTTCACATGACCAACATCAGAGTTGATAATTTTACGAACGATGTCAAACCCCTGGCAGAGTAAAACGTCACCCGGAAGAAGTTCTTGGGGAAGGTTCATTGTTACTTAGTAGTGGTAGTTGTAACTGTATTCGTACCAGAACTAACGGTAGTAGTTGGTGTTACAACGGTACCAGTAGTCGGTTGTAGAATGTTCACTGGATTCTCAGGTGTTGCATAATAAGCATTAGTACCAGGTATTAAACCAGATGCTGTTGCAAGATTTTCAACATCAGAATCATTCCATAACGAACCAAACCCACTAGCAGCATATGACATTGGAGGAGTATATCCAGTAGAAACACCGGCATAAACTGGAAATGACACATAAGTCATTTTCTCCATACCAAACAATAGATTAAGAGGAGACAGTGAACTGCTTGTACCAGCGGGTCCCGGAAAGACTTGGAACTTAATACCAACAGATTTCTCTGTAATACGAAGAGCCTTATCTTTCAAAGGGTCCTGATTCTTAGCTGTGGTTACCTTTGACCAGTTGGTATATAAAATACCATCTGACCCTTTTGTAGGTGTAGCAGTTTCAGTTGTTTTAGTTGACAAACAACCAGCACAAAGTGCGATGAATGGGATACTTATTAGTAGTTTTTTCATATTGTTGGCGTTTTGATTTACTTTGATGGCTTGTATTTTCATACTTATTTATTTCTTTGTTTCTGTTGGTGGAGTTGTTGTTGCTGCGATTGCAATTAAATAATACTGTACCAACTTACATGTACCATCTAATTGCTCCTTATAGGAAGGAAACCAGATTTTACCAATCTCAAGAGTTACAATGAGTAATCCACCGTAACGTAAGTGAGGATTAGACCAGATTACTGTTAATGCATTATTCATATTGTTCTTTCATCCACCAGCAAAGCGCATACGCCTGCAATGGCAATTCCAATTATCACCGCAACCAGAATCAACGGTGAGTAAATCCAGTGTAAGGGAATGTGTTTCATGCTACTTTTTGCTCCAGTCAATTAGCCAAGTTATCGCCGCACCGACTACGGTACAGGCGAGTCCAATGCCCGCAATCTCGCCAAGAGTCCGCTGACGGGCCAGTTCAATCACCACCAACCGACGGTTTTGGTCGGCCAGCGTAGTCTCCATTCGCTTGCACGCGGTAGGGTCGGGACACTTCGGCTTGGCTTCAATTACCGCGAGTTGTCGGCTAATTTGGTTTAGCTGTTCAACGATGCGGTTAAGGTCTTCCCGCGTGTTGTTGCGGAACTCCTTTGTTTGTTCTTCTAGGGCCACGACCTTCTCGTGAACCTCGCTCGCGGTTTTTTGTTGGCTCATAAATTATTGATGGTAATACTGGTATCGCAGCGTGGCAAATATCGAACTGCCACCCCCACTGGTCGTATAGTTATTTGACAGCACCAGAGAAACCAGATTTGTGCCGCTCACGTTCGCCGGAATGGTAAAAGACCCCGCCGCATTCGTGGTCACGGTGCTGGCTGAATAACCTTGTGCTGCCGCCTGATACGCACCCCAATTTTCAATTCCGTTAGTGGCAACGGTAGCGTAAAAGTTAGTATTGACTCCGACATTCACACCCGCAAAACACTGTTCCACCAGCGCCAGATTTGTAATAACCGTTTGCTGCGGGTCAGCCAGTTCGCAGGACTTGTAGAATGACGTTGAACTGGTGCCTAAAGCATTCAGATAGATTCTACCGGCGGTAAAGGCATTCCCCAGCGGGATTGTTACCGTCGTCAGCATCGGCGGTAGGTTGGTCAGGCCGGAGCCGTTGCCGCTAAAATAACCCGCTGAGTTTGTCCCGGTTACTAGCCAATTTCCAAACACTTTCGGATCTCCCGATTCTTCCGGGTTAACGATGGTCATCAAATTAGTGACTATCCTACCATTCCAAGAACCCGGTGGACTGAAATACGAATTGGTGCTTGCTGTGGCTAAGAATTGATTGGGCGATTCAAACACCCAACGGACATTAGCGTTTGTGGCTAGCAAACACGGAATGCCCACCCCCTCGAAATTATCGTCATAGCTGGTCCATTTTTGGACATACAATCCATTGTAGAGTCCGGCATTGCCATTGTTAATTACTGCGTATCCAGCATGTTGATTCACGAAAACATTGTGCTGAAATGTGTAATCTTGGCGTTCGCCGTTTTGATAACTGATGGCTATGCTAGGACACTGGCTCAATAGATTGGTTGTGCTATAAGCATTTGTCGCAGACAGATTATCCAGGAATTGATTACCAATCACCATCCCGTGATCTCCAGTAATCATTATGCCCAAAGCGAGGTAATCAAAATTATTGCCAATGGCAAAATCGGAGCCGTAAGAGTAGCCCAACTGCAATCCTGTATCGTTGATTGGATTGATGCTTGCTCCAATTCCCAGCGATAAGACGTTGGTCAAAAAACCCCAGGGGGCGAAGTAGCAGTATTCCACAATGCCCTCACCGTAACTTAATGGATTTCCTTCCCCGACAGTCAAATAGGTAATCCCATTATTATCACCCGCGAAAGTGCAATGCTCGAAATGGCAAGATGATCCTTGGATATTAACGTGGCATCTTATAACCGTTCCCAAATTGCTGGAATTGGTGTTGAATTGTCCCGCTCCAATTACGTGACATCTATATGCATTAACCACTGAACCGTTGAGGTCAAACACACCCGAGCTTAGCACGACTAAGCCGCACATGTTTTTAGCAAACGCCTCTCTTAAACCGCACGTTGTTGTACCCGTGGTGTCAGGCCCAAACATGGCTCCGTCATTGGTTAACACGGACAAACCGTTTGCTATCCCCCTCGCCGAGCAAGTCACTACCACATTGTTTGTAAACGCACCATAACTTGCTGCGGGATAGCCGGTCAAAAGGTTGCCAGAACCTTGAAAATAATCCGCAACCACCAACTTCGGAAAGTTGGTTCCGTTGTAGTTGGTGCCACCAGTCATAGCTGGAATAGAAGTTCCGTTAAGTGGCGAACCATACCCATATACCCAAATCCCTCCGTTTAATTGAAACATATCACCCTGATTGTCGTACACATCATAAGTTGCGTTGGAAATTACTATGAAGCCAGGCCCTTGGTTATAGTCGTTAGTATAAACCAAGCAATCAACACTATTTCCGATGTTGGTGTAAACCACGTTGTTGCTATCGGTAGTAAACTTCAAATTGTAGGCTCCATTTACGTATGTGTCTGCGGTTGGTCCATTGGACAGATAAATCGACAGCGGATAGCCATTCGTGTACAAAACAAACGGAATTGGATATGGAGTATTCGTCACCACCCCCGCCGGGAGTTGATTACCAGAACCTCCACCAGACAATGTACCATTCACCAATCCACCGGCACCTTGGCAAATAGTAGCAATACTAACAACACTCAAAATGAATGATAACTTTTTCATATGATAGAACCATTACTAATAGCACCACCATTACCTTGGGCCAAATCATTACGACGCAAAATAGTAACAGCAATAGTGGTTCCAGCTACAGAATAGACTGATACCTTAGCACCATGGTTAGAACAATCCAATTGTTGACCAGAACCAAAACCATTAGAGTCTACAGCAGAAGCTTGAAACAAGACACCATTAAATCCAGCAGGAGAAGCATCAGAGCCAAATGCATAGTATGCAATACCAGAACCAACATTCTGTACATACCTACCAGCATACTCCTGAATAACGCCACTCACATCAACTAACACATCAACTGCTTTACCAGCAGGAATAGTAATTGGAACGGAGCCAGCACATGAAACATTGCGCTCAACAGAATTAGAAACTCGAAGTGGCATAAATTATTTGTAAGTTATTAGTATAATCATAAAGGTTGGTGGAGATATTGCACTCCACCAACCAGTAACACAACCATCAATATACAACAGTCACTGTACCAGGACTAACACCAGTATTAGTCACCCAAATACCATCGTTGAAGTAGTAACCATTTACCTGACCACTAACAGGTCCATAAGTAGCCGACCCACTAGCAGGAGCAGCAACATACAGACGAACAGGATACGAGTTAGTAGCTTGACCAACAGCATTATTGGTTATGTCAACCAACCACCAATTCGTCAACAGTGTACCACCAACATAGTTATTCGACTGAACAACTCCATAGAAGTTAGTCCAAGTAAGAATACCATTAGTAGCATACCGAATGACGTTAGTGTAACCAAGCGTCGTATACGAAAGATTGTTCGTCGGACAATCAACAATAGCTGCCGTGAAGTTGGTACCAGTTGTTGCAGTCACGATGAACTGTTTAGCAAGAATAGAACCATTGTTCGGACCAAATGACATAAGATTAGTCATAGTACCCGAAGCAATGGTGACAGAATAAGAGCTAGCAAAAGCACTAATGCTAAGGCAAACTCCAACAAGAGAAGTAAGAATGAATTTACGCATATTATTTATTTTGAATAATTGTTTCAGTTTGTTAATCACATTCGTCTATTACGCAGTCACAGAAGGACGAGAACGAGCAATGATAATAGGGAATGCAAAACGAGGTTCAGTCATAATCAAGCCATGAGTAAGCTGAGCCTTGAGTTGCAAGTTCTCACCGTAGTCATTGAGTTCAATCGAACCATCAGCATTCGTGATAAGAATCTGGTCAGTGAGGCGAACTTCACCATTCCAACGGAGAGAATAAAACTTCTCACCAGACATATTCTTCGTAGCAAACTCTTTCGGAGGAGGACCAACCTTGAGAGTTTTGCAGTAGTTATCACCAAGCAACCAAGCGATAGAGTAAGGAGCAGAAACCAATGACGTATAGTACGGATTGGGTTTCCACTTCTGGTCAATCGGGTCAAAGATTTCAGGGTCAATCGGAGTACCAGCAGCCCACAGAACGTTACCGGCAGCATCAGTAACATTAACAGTATTGAAGCGAACAGGATACTTCTTGATCTTACAAGTGATGGTACCGAACAATACACCTTTGAAATCATTGAACACAAGGTTCAAATCACAAGGAGCCAAACCAGACAACTTGTTCAGAATGTCAGGGTCAAAAGTAAAGTTAAACCAATCTTCCGAACCACAAAACAACGCAAACTTACCTTTGATGCCTTCATTATCTTTAGGCATGTTCATCACACCAGAGAACGAAGGAGCGCCAAGATCATCTTGGAGATTCATGATGGCACGATACACATCACGCAACCTAAGATTCTGAATAACACCAGTATTACCACCAGTACCTTGAGTGATAGCAACAAGCCAAGCAGCAGTCTTAGAACCAGCATTGTTGTAAGAACTACTCATTGTTCCAGTGGGCACACCAGAAACAAGTCCAGTACCACAGAGATACACATACGTAGCATTCTGCCACATCTGAGTCTCAATGAACTGATTGTTCGAGAGAGAGATCTGTTTAACAATATCATCAGAGTTAAACTTGATATACTTATCCCAGAACACCTGGAAGGACGGAAGGAAGTTAAACACAAACGAACCATATTTGTGTTTGTACAGCACAGTACTAGCATTCGATTCAGAGATCTGATAGATGTCTTTATCTGATGCAGTAGTGATAGCTTTCGGGAAGAAGAACGAACGACCAACAGGAGAACGCTGTGGAGTCACAGCTTCCATGACAGAACCCATGTTCTCTTGCCACGGAATAGAACCATAAATCTGATCGAACTCATTCCATACAGCATATTGCTGAACCTCATTATGAACGAGATAGAATGGAAGTTGAGCGAACCGATTAACTGGTTCGATAATTGCATTAGAAAACTGACCGGGCTGGCTATAATAACTTGGCATTTGAAACCTTAAATGTTAAATTGTTAACCGACATAATGAACTCAATAATAAGTTAATCGTAACTTACAACCGAGTTGATGCCCTTCAACAACATTTGAGGCCGAATGTCAATGCCCTTTGACTTATTAGAGGCTATACTACGCTGACAGTCTAATAGCAAGAATCATGCCAAGTAAGTTGTATGTATTACTTGGCATGATTTGAATGTATCAATAGGCCTAATACCTAGGAAATCCTTCCAATGAGAATGTAGAAGGAATACCTTTCTTCTCAGACTCAGTTGGCAACTTTGGTGAGGCTCCAGATGAAGGTTCTCCTCTGCGGACTTCATCGTTCTTAATCTCAGCAAGAACCTTACCACTAGTAGCTTCTCGCAATTCTGCATTACGAATCTGTAGAGCAACTACCAAGTCTGACACCCAATCAGCAAGAGGATTAGTACGAAGATAAGTTGGCATAAGACCTTTGATCTCATTCCTAATATCTGCAACTTTCACTTGACCTCTACCTTCTACTTCTACAGTATGATTAAGTATATCAGGATTACTAACCCATGCAAATCTACTGGCTCGTTCATTGTTAATAGTCTGCAAGTCTTGGTTAATCTGACTACGAAACCTCTCAGGAAACTGTTGAACTTGTGCTCCAGTTTGTTGGGCAGCTTGGATACATAGTTGTAAGTTATTCTGAATGCGAATCTCATCAGCATCAGTAGCAACACGTTCATTAGCAAATGTGGGATTACCTTGTGCATCAAGTCCGATAATCTCACGGAATGGTTTACCAGCTTTGATATCTAACAATGCCTGTTCCCAAGCTTTCCCTTCTACCCTAACATTCCTATCTTTTTGACGAATTTGTTGGTACTCAGGATGCAATATATACCCTTGTTCATGTTGTAGATAGGATGCATTCTTGAGTTTAGCTAGTTCTTTATTCTCATTCACCAACTTTCCATATGCCTCTCTAGCGGTACGAGACATATTCTTGAGATGATTTACCTGTTCTGGAGAGTAAGGAGTGTAATCGAATGTGTCGTTATCCTTATGATCTTTAGGTAAAGGTGGCGCAATAGGCTTAGGTGCGCCAGGTGTTTCAACCTTAGCAGGATTAACAATGGTCTCATCCTTCTTAGGAGAAACTACAGCCTCCTTAGGTGGTGGATTCAATACAGACTTCTTAGTCTCTGTCTTACCAGTAGTAGTATCCTCTTTGGCCTGTTTAACAGTTTCTTTAGGTGCTTCAACACTTTTAGATTGTTCTTCCTTAATCTCAGACTTAACCTCTGTGATAGTGTGACCTTTACCATCGGTAATGGTAGTCTCTCCACCTTTGCCCATAAGATCTGGGTCAAATGAGAACTCCATTGCTTTGACCTCTGGAGGAGCTTCCAAAGGCATTTCTGGTGTGATTCCTTTACCAACAGGTGAAGGAGTGATAGTTGTGTTATCTAGTGACATGTTATGTTATCTTTCTATTTGTTGTGTAACTGTTTTGAAATCTTAAGAAACTGATTCGTATCAATAACCCAATGTTTAATGGCATCAATAGTAGATATACCATAAGCATTAAGTCTAAATTGAGAATCTGAAACACTCAAGTCACCTGCCAACTTGGCAGACATATTGATGAAGGTTTTCTTGTGTTCATCTAAGTTCTTTAACATCTGAATAGTTGTCGGATGTTGTAACCATTGACGATGCTGTTCTTCTACTACATTTTCTGGAGTAATGTTCATTGACCACTACCTTTCTGTTGTTGCTGTTGTGTTATCTGCTCTACCTGTTGTGCTGCTTGTTGAATCTTAGGAAAGATATGAACTCTCCCAGTCTCTGAGAAAAATTCTGGGTGTTTCGCAAGATCAGTAATTTCCATTCCCAACTGCTTAGCAATACCTATCGCTTGTTGCATCTGTTGACCTTGTTGAGATTGTTTCTGTTGTTCAGCCTGTTGGAATGTAGCAAGATACTTCTGTGCAGAATCAGGAAACATCTTCTCTAATAGATCAGACAAAAATGCTTGAGCAGCAGGAGTGTTAGCCATAATAGGCCAAGCTTGTTGCATAGTCTGAATCAACTGTTGCTTCTCAATAACATCTACATCACCAGAAGGCTTAACAGTCCATGTCCTAGCATAAAGCTGTTGTAACACAGGTGACACTTTAATCAATCCAGCCAATACACGAGACTTAATAATATCACACTCGTATGTATATTGTTGTTTCAAAGCTACTGAGAATAATGTCACTTGAGTAGACGACAACTGTTGAGCCTGTTGAGTAGCAGCTTTAATAGCAGTAGCAGTCTTACGAGAATCTTGTTGACGATTATTCTCTGCAAAATTGACTTGGCTGGTCTCCTGTTGATTTGCAGAAACCAATAGGTTAATAGCTGTGAACATTTGTGCATCAGGAGCGTCTAACTTCATCTCCTTAAGTTTGCCATTGATAATAGCACCAGTCTTGAAATGTATATTCTTTTGCATCAAGAAGTCATCATTAGGGTCAGATGTATCCTTAGAGAAATACAATCCAGCAGCACGACGAGCTTGAGTAAGTGTGCTACTCATTAGTGACGATGCAGCATTCTGAGTGTCTTGGTCAAGAAATACTCGACCCTTGAGATTAGAGATGGTATCATTCTCTGTCACAAGATATGGATATAGAAAGTATGGATATTGAGTTTCATACTCCATATCAGATGCAGGAATACCAGCTTTCACCTGTTCTACATGTTTATCAGTAATATCAGGATTAACTTGGCGAACTTGGGAAATAGCCATCTCTCTTTGCATTGGCGGCACAGATGACAACTGTTGAGCAATTCCATTCACCTTATCATTGAGTTTCCTACGTCCCAGAAACAACTTACGAGGTTTACGAATCCAGTCATCACAAGTCTTAGGTACTGCCCATCCTACCATAACAATACCATCAACCCTATACATAATCTTAAAAACCTTATACAACGAACGATTAATAGTAGTTGTACCAGAATAGACTTGAGATTGTTCGTCATTAGGCTCAGCTTTCAACAGCTTCTCACATTGTTCTGCATCCCACTTCTCTTCATCACCTTCTGCCTCCATTAGAGATTTGAGTTTCGTCTTTGTGAAGTAATAAGCCCTACCTATCATCTCACACTTTTGCAAATCTCTAGTATCAGCAATAAATGCAAAGTCGCCATACTGGACATATTCTCTACCTAACTGACCAGGGTTATTCTGATCTTGAACAGTTTCCATTATACCATAACCATTAGCTTGGAAACCATCAATGTTCGCATATGACGACAACTGCCAACCATCAAATCGCAACTTCTCAGTAAGGTCTACCTCTAACAGCGACAAATCAAATGCAGGCTCAACTCTATCTTTCAGTATCACAGCCCTTGGTGACTGAGTGATATACTGGATATACGACGACTGTTCACGACGTATATTAGTATCAATGATATGAGTAGGAACGAATATCTCATCTGGTGCAATCCTACCAGCTTTACGTTCTACTTCAATATCAATCTCTGCATAACGAAGTTTCCTAGAAGCCAATGATTTGGCTGTTAGATCAAAAGCAACATCGGAGAGATTGTTAATCTTTGAGACTAACTTCTTGTAATCGTTAGTTCCGATATATTGTGTATCTTTATTATAGCTACCATCCATAAAATTGGCTCCTAGGAATTGTTAATGTGTATTATCGAGCAAGACTTTCATCCATTGAGAAAGACTCAGGAATATGTGCTTTGTTCTGCTTATCCTCAGCTTTCCTCATGGCAGTACGCTTCTCATCGATCTGCGATTGCACATGGTTAATATGGTGCTTCGTCTTGGCTTGGCCCATAAGCTGTGATGTAGCTTGCTGGAAATCTTCTGGCACCAAAACACCCTTTGGATTATTCCCTTCTGTATCAGAAGGTTCTTGTTCAGGAGGAGATTGTTTCATAGTTACTTAGTCTCAGGTTTAACTGGAGCTTTCTTTGCATCACCCTGAACATTAGAATTAACAACTGCAACTTTGTCATGCCAAGCATTCTGCTTAACAATGTTCTTGTATTCCTCAGAATTAACTTCTTGAGGTTTGATATCAGGAGTCTGGATTTTAGGCATCATATGTTTATTACTTACTTACTTATTTGTTTGTTGTGCTGCTTGAGCAGCTTGGAGTTTACTAACAGTTCGATCAGGAAGAACAACAGGTGTAACTACTGTAGGAGAAGTTGGCACATTTGCATCTGATGATGGAGGATTAACTATGTAAAACTTACCATAATCATTCTTCTTAGCTAGGTAATATGTCTGATCTTGAATTACTACAGTAGGCTGTTCAACCTTAGGTGTATTCATACAGATAACATTACCTGTCACAGGATGCATATAGTTAGCCATGTAGTTAGTCATAGGCTTAACATCAGAAGGAAGGGTCTGCCCACAAGCAGGACAGCACTTAACTTCTGGCATCTTAATAAAAGATCGTTCACGGGGATTGTATGTTTCACTCATATATTCAATGTACTAGTTGTGTTTGTTTTCTACTCTTATTATACGAGGCAATTTCCTCATACAAATCTTCTGCTTGGTCTGGTAACACATGCTCAGGACTATACTTAGTCCTATGGTTATTAGCCCAAACATTCAAATCAAAATCTGGAACTACCTCTAACTTCTCTTTCTCCTTCTCTTCATCAACCTCTACTAAACTGTCATCCACATCTCTAATGAATTTAGTTTTATAGTTCCAAAAGCACAGGTTAAGACTATCAGCCCTATCAGGAGATGGAAATCCTTTAGCTCGCTGTTCCAACTTTGTCAACAACTGATGTATCTTACCGTTACGAATCTTATAGTATCTCGTACAAAGTTGGTCTATAAGAAGCTTATCATAGAACAGAATGATATCTTGATTCTGTAATAGCTCTCTCATATTAAAGAACAACTCAGTACCCAAGTTACCATAAGTATCTGGCTCATGGGCAGAATTACGGCTATCTACAAACCTAATATTCTTCCATCCTCTGCGCTTCAAAGAACGCAAACGAGGACCACCCATACCACAATAGTCACCACGAATCAGACATTCTTTAGAGGTCAATTGATACTTCTTAAACAATTCTTCTAGGTAATTGTTAGAGTCTTCTGAGTCATCAAACTGATATGCCTCTAGACCAATAAGCTTATTACCATTCCTAACAGTTAACACTTCTTCTGCACCACCATCAGATATATCTAGCCCAGCCTCATTGTGATCTTCTGGTATGTGTATTATACTAAATGGCTCTTTCCTCTTAGGCAAATCAGATACTGCTCTCCACACAAACGTTGATGGTATTACAACCATTTCTGATGTAGTACCAAACTCTGCCATAATCGATGACTGAAATACCATCGATTTCTTGCCACCTGGCAATTTAGACGCTATGCGTTCAATCTCAGATTCTGAGATATGAGAGCACTGATATGCTGTTACTTTGTAGAGAATTGTTTGGACAGAACTGAGGCTCTTAATGTCTTCGATCTGCTCCCTTGGTAATGCCGCAGAACATGTATTGTAGAAGTATCCTGCTGCCGCACCTGGGCTACTTGCATCCACCCTGTGTGTGAACCCTGTGCATCTTTCAAGCGCATTAGTAATCTCCTCTGGGATTGATTTCGTTTCAGAGGTGAAGATAGCCATTTTCTTCCCTGCATCAACAGGATGATAACCCTCAGCTTTGCCTGCTTCGTCAGTTGCAAATAGCTTAAGTTTGGAAGGCATTGGTTGACCAAGTTCGCCAGTGTGCTTGAACTCATAATATCTATAGTTAATCTTCCACAATGGACCAAATACTGCATTGGCTTTGGCACAAAGCCTATCTATATGAGCACCAGTTTGGTTGTCTAATTGGTTACCTGAACTACTTGTTATCGGACACTCTACTTCTTTATACCTCATACACAGCCATACAGCACAAGCCGCTATGATATACTTATCCTTCCCTGAGCTATTACATGCTTGCACTACAGCCTGAAATGGTGACTCTTTCGTATGCTTAGGATTAGCAAAGTCTATCATAAACTTAATCTGCCAATCATGCAAACTAGTAGCACCATTCATTATGTTCTCATCAAGGATAACTAACAATTCTACAGGGTCTTTAATGTCTAATCCATCGAAATCAATAATGGGTCTATTCTCACTAAAGTTGGCAACTTTGGCTTTGATAAGCTTATCATTGATGGAGCTATTCTTGTCATTAAGTTCACCCTTGTCGTTCTCTCCAATATTCACAGAGTTTGCACCCCCTCCCTCCGGGGGTGACCCCTTATTAAAATCATCACCAACCACAGGTGAGCAACCACTCTCATCTTTAACTAGTGAAGAAGAACAACCAACTTCTTTAGTCTGTGATTGGTGTGTTTCATCAGATGATTGAGGAGGAAGAGATAAACTCTCAATCTCTGATAAAGTATATTTCCCAGAGTTCACTAATTCTAATAGTTCTTCTGGAGTATAATTAGACATTAACAATCGCTTTCTGTTTAATGTTCTCAGTAATAGCACGAACTTTCTGCATCTGTTTGTTAATCATCAACACATTAAACTGTTGACCAGCCATACCTTTGACTACATCTTTGCGCCCTTTGAAATCATCACGAATGTAGATTGCAGCCTTAAATCTAAGGTTTTCATCATCAGCTCCAAGTGCCAAATCTCGTATAACATCCATTATACGTTGTTGTTCGTCTTTAGTAAAGTTAAGGTTATCTTCTGTCTCTTCTTCTTGACCACAATCTTTACGATACTTAGACGAACATTGCATCAATCCAGCTTTAACAGCAGCCAAATCAAGACCTCTATCATCCGCAATTTCTTGTGGTGACATATTCTCATCTTCGTAACAAATACGAATTGTCTGTAGTTCAGCTGTCATAGAGTATCTATTTAATCTTATTCGGTCCAAACAGTTTATTCATATCTGGCATAGGACGTTCCATGAGTTCTTCTTCATCCATCTTAGCCAACGACTCTTCATTTTTAAATGCATGAGTAAAATGTATAGCATTATGCAATGCTTCTAGTTCTTCTTTCGTATGCGTATGTTCTGGCGACTTGGTCAAATATGCCTTAGTCATAGAATCGCCCTTCACATTATCAACAACTATCGTTTTTACTGGAATCATTGGACTTCTACCTCTCCTTCTTGTGGTACTTCCTCTACCTTAATAGTAGATGTGTTAATTCGATTGATATGGATAAACCTAATAGTTTGATCTCCAATAATCGAATCATAAAATGAACATTGGTTTATTCCCCTGCGGGGTCCCCCTAAACTATCTAATTGGGTTATTCCTACCTCTGTTCCATTGTTCTCTGTGTGCATTCTTAATCCTTTCTCTTATGGTTGTTAGTTGCTCATTTAATCTTACTCTATAACTACCTAATCTCGCTTTCTTTAATTGTTTTACTAGCATATCTCTCTGTGCTGCTAATGTCTCATATTCATTCTTTTCCATACATTATTCTTCATATCCCATATAAGCAATTCTCATGCCAACTAATTTCTACCTATCCACCATCTGTTATATTATCCCTACATACCCTGTGTTTATGGAGTTATATGCATAACGTGATTTTATTTTTATAATTTTGTGAGAAAGTCATAGTCTTAGGCCGACTTTCGCTTTCTGGTTTCCTGATAGACAATGTTATGCTGTAAGACAATCTAACTCCTAAATGAGTAAGATTGTTTAGTATGTAAAGCAAACTTAACATATATAGGAGTTATGATATGTTATGAGTAACATTGTGGATATACTAAAGAACCTTTATTAAGTAAGAACCTTTACTAAGTAAGACTCTTTACTAAGTATTCCTTACTAAATATCACTTAGTAAGTATGTCTCACGTTCACCATTAGCAATGGTTGATACAAGGTTGTATCATCCTGAGTATAACGCTGCATAATACAACTTAATAAAACATAATACAACCTCATAAACAGACCGGTGAGATTGACCGGTACCAGGTACCGGTGATTGACCGGTACCGGTGATTGACAGGGCCAAGAACCGGCTACCAGGTGGCCAGATATGGCTACCAGGTGGCGGGAAACAGGTCACCAGGTGGCGGGAAACAGGTCACCAGGTGGCGGGAAACAGGTCACCAGGTGGCCAGATATGACTACCAGGTGGCCAGATATGACTACCAGGTGGCCAAGAACCGGGTACCAGGTGGCCAAGAACCGGGTACCAGGTGGCCAAGAACCGGTGATTGACCGGTGAGAACCAGGTACCAGGTACCAGATATTTGTGAAATAATTTTGTGAGTGTGTGTAATGTATTGAGTAGCAACGACTTACGCATGCAAAATAATTTGCGAAAATTGTTGACAGTATTTGGTGGGTGGTGGTAAAGTATTGACAGTAGTTTTTTGACATAGCCGGCCTTTTGGCACCGCGGGACACTGCGGAACACCGGCACCGATAGTTCAAGTGAACGACCTACGGCATAAACCGTGAGATAGCCACCTGGTTGAGACAAGGCGAAGGCAAACAAAATTGCCGGACATTATCCGGCAAGGGCAGCCAGCAACCAGGTAAACAAAGTTACTAGCGCGGAGGAACCAATAAAGACTCGCTTGAATGACTCGGACGTTTAATGCTCGCTAGTGTGCTCGATACGCACTAGCGAGACAATAGACACGCTTAATGGGCATTATGGCAAGCCGGGTTAATCCCGGTTCGCAGCAAATGACCAGACAGCTATTAACGGGTATAGGAGTGTTGGTGGTACAGAATTTCCCCCTAATATGGTCATTAGGGGGCAGCAACCTGACTAGTGTATAGTCAGGTGGTCAACAACAACAACAGACCAAAGGATAGAGTTATGGAAACGAACGACAACAATACCACCAACAGCACCACAACTGGGTTCAATGGCAAATACAGGCTTGCCATGTCAGAGTTGTACGGTTTTTTGACACTGTGCGAAGTCGCGCAAGACAAGGCTGTAAAAATCTGCCACATGTTTGCCTGTGACTTTGGAGCGGCTGTGAAAGCTGGCCAGACGGAAGTCACCGCCAAAGTTGGCAAAATGAGTAAGGAACAGCTCGGCAGTCTGACCGACACGCTCAAGACCAAAACCAAGGGAACGTTTATGACGGTCCCACTGCAATTGGCCCATTGTGCGCAGTGGGCTGGTGAAGCTGGGAAGCATGGCATCCTGTATGGCAAGACACAATGGGAATTGTCCATACCGTTGCGAGCGTGGATTAATGTGTTAGAAGTCAAGCAATCCCCGGTTGAACAGACTCCGGTTGAACAAGCAGAACCCGTTAATAGTTAATAGTCAAGCGTAACCCGTAGTAGGTAGTAGCCAGTGGCTCCCTACTACGGGTTTTTTGTCTTTACCGCGCAATCGCGAGTGTACTAGCGAGCGTTAAACAATGTGGAGATTAGGTATTAAAGTTACTAATAATAGCCCTAAATATCTATCACATAATCTAATACCGATATGCTAGGGGAACAGTAGTTGCCAAAACTAGTCGAGAACATGCGTCCTAAGAACATGCATCCTTCTTTACAATGTAACCTACATGAACAACCTTGCAATGCCTGTGGTGGAAATCCATTGGAAAGCATATTTGGGAGTCTGTATGTACGGACAACGTAAAAGACACTAATACGATGCACTTGGATAATGTTACTTGTGCAAACATAATTTATGACAATCTATATTAGTTAAGAGCTTTATAGATAGATTGTGAATAAGTCGAATAACAATCATGGTTTACTGGCAATGGTTCCATATACAAAAATCATTGCCAATTTTTCTATTAACAGATAAACAGGCTAAGAATATGCAAAGGTTAATATAAAGTTATATTATCCTAAGTATAACACTCAATAATACAACTTAATATAACGAAATACCGCCTATTTAACTTTTATATAAAGTTATATTAATATATAAGATAATATAATATATATATATATACATAATATATAAAAATTTAATATAACTCACTGTTATATTGAGATTGATAGAACATAATACAACCTCATAAATGCCAGGTGGAAGATATTGGCGTTTACGAAGTTGTATTTGCAAACTTAACCCCCCAAAAAATTAACAACTAAATGAAATAAACAATACTATGACATCCAAAGAATATTTTGCCCACAGACAATCTGTTAGGCAACAGAAGTGGCAAGGCACGACTAGATACCGTGCTAAAGCACCAAAAAGAATATCTGGTATCATTGCCAGAGGTGGAACAATAGAACAAGTTCACTTGGAAACGGTGTTTAATAAACCGGGATGGACTAAATATCGCATGGCATAGAATATGCTATGTGGTAGTGACCAACTGGTACAGTTGGCAAACGTATTGGAGAACACCATGTAGGTTTATCAATACGTAGAACCTAAATTAAGATGCTCTTAACATCTTTCCTGTAATTACAAACAAACATTATTAGAATTTGATTGCTGGAGTTTAACAACCAGCAGAAACAATCAAATAATATGCAAATTATCTATACACATGATGAAGCTCTTAATCTTATCGCTGACAAGCATTGTTGTGCAACTGACAATGTTAAGATTGAAGGTCCAGTCTATGTTTCCGAAGTTCAGTTTCCACTTGCTCAGATTGTTGAATTCATGGTGAAATATAACTTCATCTATGATGAGTCCGACAATATTATGAACAAAATCACTGCAATTGGTGATTTGCGTCTTCATTGCGAGAATTTGGGACTTACAGTTAGCCTCTTTGATTCCATGATTGTCGTGAATAGCTTTATTGAGTTGAAGCGCGTAAAGTAGTTAATCATGTCTAGTAGTCTAAGATGATGGTATCTTAGACTCTAGCAATCAAATTCTAATAGTACATTGAATCCTATCCTATTGTTCACATAGTAGGACACAAACACAAAGCAAATCACCGCGCAAGTCGCGTTAATATGCCAGCTAGTGAGTAAGAAGAAAGGACTTGGTAGAAATATCATCATGCTTCTATTATGATATTGACAAGCTTAACTTGACTAGCTTATATAGCCGAAAACCTAAACCATAGAGTAGTAGATATTACTTGAAGTTGGCCAACTTGGTTTAGTAAGACATAGGATAGGATTCAGTGTATTAGAGTTTAGTTAACAAACAAACAATCAACCAAATGAAAGGATAAATATGAACGCAAAGTTAGAATTCATGCAATATGTTGATGAATGTGGCGCAATTAAGTGCGCAGTAGTCTGTCGTGAAAATGATGAACTTGAAAGGGTGGTAATTGCCAAACTGAAACTCGGTTATACTGAAGAAGAATATAATGTATTCTTAGATTTACTAGATTTTGAGTATGACAATGAATCTGATATTCAAGATTTAAGTGGTACTATTTGGTTTACTGATGGAACATGGTCTTCAAGAGAATATGGTTCTAACTTAGAGCAGTGGACTCACTATGGTATTCCAACTATTCCTGCATTTCTTGTAAAATAGTATAATCAACCAAAGACTATGTTATTATTAGCATAGTCTCCTCTAACCAACTGACATGGCAACTTTCCATGTGTCATCTTTCCAGACATAAGCCAGATTCAGTCAGTTGGTTAGAGGAGATTACCGCGCGATCGCGATTAAGAATAACAATCAACCAAAATAAAAGGATAATATGAGTAAAGAAGAACTAGAAAACTATATCGTCAAAGAATCTTGTAGACTTCGAGTTATGTTGAAAGATAGTCCACGATCTCTTTCAGATCACTTGCATTATCTCAAGGGGGTATTACTCTGCATATTGTAATGCAAAAGATTATGAATGGTCTATTGAGATAGATCAGTTGTTAGATTAAGAATTTGTAGTGTTAGTAAACAAACAAGAACAAGAACAACAAACAAATGAAAGAACAACAATAATATGAAATGGAAATACTTCTATGAAAAGAATAGTGGGCTCATATATCGTGCTAACGAAAATGGGACATATTTTATGCGGTCTAGTAATGGTAAGTGGATTGCATCTTTTTTTGATAGTAGGGCAGATCTTATGAATCTAGGAACTGTAAGTAATATCTCGCCGATTGTTGTCCATTATTTCGAGCGTAATGGTGGGTATCTTCTACATTTTCGCACTCGTATTGACTAACCATAAAATCATCCAATCGCCAACTTTATTCAATAATAGTCTCTGTTAATTCTCACGTTCAAGCCGTGGTAATACAGAGTTAACTTATGTCATATTGAATAAGGTTGGCACAATTATTACAGAATTATGACAATCACTAACATTCTCACCCTCTATGTTACTGCATACATTAGCACCGGTAATCCATGTGCCAATGGACAATATCCAACAGTTAATCATACTGTTGCTATTCCTCGTATTTACCCTCTTAATAGTAAAGTAGAAATAGACGGTAAATGGTATGTTGGAGAGGATAGGTTGAATAAAAGATTTACGAACAGAGTAGATATGTTCGTGAATAATCGCGCGATCGCGATTAAGTGGGGTAAACAACAAAAACAAGTAACAATAGTATATGACAATAAATCTAATTGAAAATTGTCCTGAGTGTAGTGGTAGAGATTACATTCCAAAGAAAGACAAAGATGGTAAATATCTTTCATGTGAACATTGTGGAGGATTTGGCAAATCTCTAACTGATGATGGACAAGATGTGGTTCAACAACTGTATGAGATTTATGGCATCAGTCCTATACCTGGAATTGTTTGCCATATTGAAAAGTAACCATTAACCAAGAAAGGAAATAATAGTATGTTTCATGTAGATTGCACATTTGAGGATCTTCGGATTATTGCAGATTCAGCCGATGGAAAAGTTTATGATGTAGAATTCCATGAGCTCTTTATCGGTGAACACAAAACTATCACAATTACATCACCCCAATTGATGTACATCATAAACTTTAATATGAACAATAGCAAACCAGAAGGGTTTGAAAAGATATATGAATCGCTCAAACCGCTGTTTGTTGATTGGCCCAATACTATAAGGCCCATACTATGAACGCTAAAGACAAGTATGACAAAGTTGTTTATGCATATAATTCGTTTTGTGAATATGCTTTGAATAAATGTATTACATGCAAAGATGATAAAGAACTGAAAAAGGTTCTAAAGAAACTTAAACATTTGAATAAATTAGTAGAAAAGCATCAATAACATATGAACATTAACACAAACAACAAACCAGTTAAGCCTAAACACAACATCATCGTTACGATCATTCGCAATGGTATTCACACATTCAACGGTTATATCCGTGGAGAAACAACGGCAGGATATTTCGTGTCGTTTGACTCACCGGACGATGTGTCTAAAGAATGGTTTGCAAAGAACAGTAAAACTACTTCTTGTAAATTGGTCTAACAATAACACATAAAAAGGAATAATATTATGTTAACAAAAGAACAATTAAATGATATGCTTCAATTACTTGAAGCACATCGAGATGGTAAAAAAATTGAATATCAATCTATTTATTCTGATGGTAATGACCGTTGGCTAGACATTGAAGAACCATTATTTAACTTTGCCAATTATAGGTATCGTGTTAAAGTCAAACCAGAAGAATCAAATGATGTACTTCAATTAATTGAAGTACATCGATATCGTCCATGGCTTATTAGAGAAGTTCCAACTGGAGCATGGATTAGATGGAATGAATGTGGAAAGACTGAAATCATAGGGCGTAGATTTGGGTCACACGTCATTGTAGGAACAGTTGACAACAATATCATTCCATCAGTGCCTACATATAATATTTGTTGGTCAACAGACTTTATGTTGAGGTTTCTAGATTATTCTCTCGACCGAGGTAAATCTTGGCATCCTTGTGGAGTATTAGTCTCGTAATATAACTCCATATAAAATAGTATAACTATACCATTCAATTTCTTATAGTATTATCATCCAAATCACTTGGCACGATAATTGCTATATAGATTGCTCACTCTATCATAAGTTTGGTTAAGTGAGTGTTAGTAAACAAATAACAAACAAAAAAGAAAGTAATACATATGTCCGAAAACACAACTGCAACTGTTCCTGCTAATATTCCGAATCCTCCGAAAGCTCCTCGTCCTGACTTGAGTAAGGTTGTCCCATACCTCGTAACTCGTAACACAGTCGAGAAAGCTCTTACTCCATTGGCTGGTAGTCGTAAAACTTGGGATGGTGTGGTGTATCAAGCTCCACAGGTGAGGACTACTGAGAACACTGGTATCATTGACGACCCACTCTTTATCGAAGACTTGGCATGGGCTGGTAAAGATAACATCGTTCGGGCACTTAATGTTATCTGGCGTCGTTTGGCTCAGGATGCTCATGCTGATGCTATTCCGGAGCATGATAATGAACCTGGCTTCCCTGAGGGTAGTAAGGCGGGAGTGTTCGTTGCTGAACGGTTCATCAAATCCATCGAGAACTTCACTACGTCCTCTCTGCGTATTAGTGAGTTAGTGGAATTATATGAGGAAGCTAATGCTGCATTCCAACGATATACGTCGAACGAACTCATCCCCGCTATCATGGCATGTAATGGTGATGTGGATAAGATTGCAGAGATCAAAGCGTATGTCAAGAAACTCGGTGATACTGTGAATCAGTACAAACTGGAAATCGATGAACGCCGCGCCAAGAAATCAAAAGAGGCGAATACTGACGAAGTTCGTCCTGAATAATTAGATCATGGTATGACAGGCACCAATAAGTCCTGTCAATTAACTTCTGTTGATAGGTGTAAGCTAGTGTGGCTGTAATTCTCGAAGCAGACTAAGCAACTGTTCTAATAACTCATTTAGAGTTTTATCGAGTAATAAGATTACCAAATGAAAATCATTTGTATTCTCCCTACCTATCAGCAGAAATTAGTTAACAATCAACCAAGAACAATGAATGAAAAAGAAAAAGAAACTTGTTATATTTGTTGTGAAATCATCAATGTGTCGAACGCCCGATCATGTATTTAAGTCTAAGTATAAAGCAAATAAATACATTAGTACAGACCCACTTCCTGAACAGTACACGTTACAACAATATACTGTTATTCAATGAAACAACCAAACAAAGAACAACCAGACAATACTACTCTTCCTACTGACGAACTTCTATATATTATATTAGGCGATGAACATTCTGGTAATGAACATCGTACTATTCCTCCACGCGTTAGCGCGATTCTCTATCATAAACTTAAAAATTCCTTAGTCTATAAGGTAGTTCTTGAAGAAGATGGAAGCCATACGTTATGGTGGTATAATGCTTGGTATAATGATACAGAACGTCGTAGGAAAATGAAAGAGTATTCAGAGAAGTTACGGGTGGAAGGGTGGTTACTGTCTGCGAATGTTGCTGATATAGCTAGAGCTATTCAGAAGTCTGCAAAGGTAGGTCAATCAACAGCAGAACAGATAGCATATTCGTTGATTAAGAATCCTAATGGTATGCTAGTGATTAAAGATATGTTTGGTATTAACAAATTAAAAGAGAAAGTTGAAGAGTTATGACACCAAAAGAACAACAAGCTCAAGAGAAGAGACAACGGTTAGTTATAAAAGGCATATGTAATAGGCTGTTGTCACAGTTCTCACTCAAAGGAGTGAAGACATGGGAAGATGTGTATAGAATGACAGGTTATGATGAGAGTTGGATTAAGTCTCAGAGTAATTGTCTGTTGCCTATATCATTCAGTGAGTTGAAGAACTACTGTAAACAGTTGTCAGATAACTATGAGAAACAACTAAAGGAGAAATATGAAATCAAACAGATTATACAGACAGTCACAGAAACCATTGTCAAGAATAGAGAACCTGATACAACTAAGACTAATCCAACTGACACTGTCACACAAACCAAATGTGAAGTCATTACCGATTCAGTGGATGAATCAGGATTCAATAACTCCAATGATTACGGTTTGCAACCTTCGCCATTAGAGAAAGCCTTTCTATTTTGGTTCCAGAAGAAATCTACTAAGGAATTGTTTGATGGTATAGTGGTAAAGAAGTATCCAGCCATGATGTTAATTGCATCTACTGGTACAGGTAAGACATTCATCCAAGCTGCATTAGATAGGCGTTTGAAAGATATTAAGTTTGCTGAGTCTAAGACGTGGGGTCATGTGAATACTCTAGCTATCACTCGTAACTCTGTAGTAGAACAGACTAAAAGAGTATTGAGAGATAAGTTCTCTATCAATCCTATATCTGATACTGAGGTTATCAATATCGAGAAGCTTCGTACGAGAGCGGGACAGATATGGTTGGAAGAGAATAAGACTATTGTTGATGGTGAAGAAGTTACCATATGGAAGTGGAAACCTGTGATTAACCCTGCTGTGTTATTTATTGATGAGTGTCAGGCTGTGAAGAACTCTGATAGTACTCAGCATAAGATCATATTGAAGTTCTCTGAGTTGGAGAACACTAGTCAGATATACATATCAGCTACACCATTTACTCGTGTATCAGAAGCGAAGTGTTTTGCTATTGCTACGAAGAAGGATATATCTAACTGGGGATTTCCTCCTGGTACTAGGTTGTCAGAAGCTACATGGAATACGTATGCTTCTGCTATTGCTCATCCATCTGCACCAGAGGAATATAATGAGGCAGCAGTAGAGAGATTAATTAAAGACCTTGATGACTATATAGTACGAGTTAAAGGCGTAAGGTGGCAGTTTAATGCTATTAATAGTGTAGAGATTATTGACTTTGAGAATGATGCTCAACACAAAGAATATCATGATGCATGGGAAAGGTATCTGATTAAGAAAGCTAAGTTAGAAGAAGCTGTTACAGATAATCCTAGGTTTCAAGCTATGATAGAGTTGGGTATATTCTTAGCTGCTGCTGAGTATGCAAAGAGATACATCTTTGCGAAGAGAATGTATCGAGATGTTCAGGAAGGATATGCCGCAGTTTGTGCAGTTAAGTTTAAGAAAACAATCATAGCTGTGACTAAGATTTTAGTAGAGGACTATGGAGTTCCTAGAGATAAGATTAGCTTAGTGTGGGGTGGTGGACAGACACAGCTTACTGCTAAGCAGAAGTTAAAAGCTCAAGTTAGAGCGAATGAAGATGTGTTCAAGATGGCAGGGATTACTATGGAGGACATGATGTTAGATGATGTTGAGGATAGGGTTATGGAAGATCTTGACCCTGCATTACGTCTAGGTAATCAATCTAAAGAACAACGTCAACTAGAGATTGATAGGTTTCAATCTGGGAAGTCATTGTACTGTATGTACACATACAAAGCTGGTGGAGTAGGGTTGTCATTGCATCATACTGATGAACAAACGAAAGAGAAAGTTCGCAGACAAAAGAATGGGTATGCAGTGGTTGAGGACATACCTAATATACCTACTCGTCCGAGGAAAGTTACTGTTGGACCTACCTGGTCACCTATTGAATTAGTCCAAGGTTGTGGTCGCGCGCCACGATTAACTAGTTTGTCGAATACTATTCAACATTTTCTTTATTATCGTGGTACAGTAGAAGAAGAACAGGCTTGGGTAGTTACGCATAGGTTGAAGTGTTTGTCGAAGGTAGTTCGTCAACATGAGTCATGGCAAGATTTGATATTGAATCACTCGAAGGCTAAAGAGATAGCTAAAGCTAGAGTAGAGGAGTATCAGAAGTTGGGTGAGTCAGATGAACCAGCTACTGAGTTTGGAGTTAACCTTGGTGAAGAGGAGGAAGAATAATATGACAAGTTTTAAACGTCCGATTGAAACAATGTTAGTAGAGCCAGAGTTTTCTTATATCAATAACGTTAAGATTGATGAACCACACAAGTCTTTAATAGAACAAAAAGTGAGAACAATACTACAAAAATATGTTAAAGTTTAAGAGGCCAATCCTAGCTGCATCCTTAATGCCATCTAACATTCCACACACTGATGAGAACATTCTATCAGCTATGTCTAAGTTACAATATCCTGTTCTAGCATCAGAAAAGATTGATGGGATTCGTGCATTGAGAATGAATGGAACTGTATTATCTCGCACATTGAAAGTGATTCCTAACCGTTCTATCTGTGATAGACTTAAGATGTTGCCAGGTGGATTTGATGGAGAACTTTGGCATCCAGCTCTATCATACAATGAGATTGAGTCTATTGTAATGAGTCATGCTCATGCTATTTCTGATTTGATTAAGTTCTATGTATTAGACGTGTTCAATGAAGAACGGTATCAACAACGGGTTCAATCTATAACTAAATGGTATGAATCAATGGACACATCTCCCAATTATCATTGGACTCCTCCGTGTAGATGTACCACACCAGAAGAACTGTTTACATTCTTTCTTGATATGGAGACTCTTGGAGCAGAGGGAATATGTTTTAGATTGCCTATGTCTCCATATAAGCAAGGTCGCTCCACATTAGATGAACAGTATCTTGTCAAGTTGGCAAGGTTCATACGAACTGAGTTGAAGGTTGTAGGATTCAAAGAACAATTTGAGAATGGTAATCCTAATCAGTATAATGATATAGGGTATATGAAGCGTGCTACTAACAACGCCAATATGTATGGGAAGAATACGTTAGGTGCATTTGTATGTGTATCTAAATCTGAATGTGATATATTGGGTCCTGATATCAAAAAGATTGAGAATGGTAGTATCACATTTGTAAATGGTAATACATGGCATGTTAGACCAGAATCTATTATTAATGTAGGTACTGGTATAAGGATGACTAACAAGTTGAGGAAAGAGATTTGGTTGAACCAAGATAAGTATCTTGGTAAAACCATTATAGTAAAACATAAACCGCATAACCAAAAGGACAAACTACGTCATTCTATATTCGTAGGGTTTCGTAGTAGCATTGACATATGAGTGATCTAACACAACAATCATTTGCTCGTGCCCAACGAGCTTATGATAGAATGACTGATGAGAGTCATTTCAGGCCATTAAGAACACAAGAACAACAAGAAGCATATGAAGATTGGCTGGAATCAAAGGCTGATGAAGCTAGAGATGAAGCACTGATTGAAAGGATGAATAATGAAAGAACACACTGATGAACAATTGAAGTTGGCTCTGGCAAAGATGTTGCCGGAGATACTAATGCATGACAACATATTTAACCGCATTCACTTTCATGAAGGCGAATATGTTAAGTGGCCAAAAGTCCAAGACACCGAATGGCTTCATGTCTGTTGGCTGGTGGAAGAGACACTCCTGGTCATAGAAAAAGCAAGTTACATTAACGAGCTTTGGGAATGTTGTAAAATACAACCAACTGGTTACGAGTGGCTGTTTACTCACGCCACATGGCAACAACGCGCGATCGCGTTAGCAAAGGTGAAAGGAACTAAGATATGAAACATGAAAGATAATCGTATTGTAATAGACCTGTCTAAAGTACAGTGGGCTAGGTTTGGATGGAGGAATCAACATGGCGATTTTCGTCATATCAAACCTAATGTTCCTACTGTATATAACCAAGCATTCAATCCTATTGAGCGTGCATTCATGTGTCCTAATAACATGACCATGTTAGACTATGCTATGCATAATCATCTGTTAGATATATGGACACAAGAGGTTAAGTTTAAGGTAACAGCTAACACAACATTAACATATACTGGAGACAAAGCAGTTAGCTTATATAAAGCTTTCTGTGAGAGACAGTTTAACAAAAGGAAATAATATATGCCACCACAACCAAAGAACAATAATGGACCCAAGGCTCCTGATGAGGCAGGGCTGAGGTTACTACTAGAGAATAATTTAACAGAAGAAGCTCAGTCACTAATAGATAACCATAAGTTGCAGTATAAGATTGTCTGTAAAGATGGTAAGTATCTATTAGAAGATTCAGTAGTTGGTGCTGAGCTATGGCTTAAGAAGTTTATCACTGTTGATGCTGAGTCATTACAGATGAAAGATGACGCATTGAAGTTGTCGAAGATTGATGACGAAGTATTGATTCATGGTGAAACTGGTACAGGTAAAGAGTTGATTGCACGGTCGTTAATTGGTGATAGACAGGGAGGGTTCTATCGAGTTAATTGTGCAGCTATGCCATCAAACCTAATAGAGTCTGAGCTATTCGGTCATAGCATTGGCGCCTTTACTGATGCAAAGAAATCAAAGAAGGGACTATTCGAAGTTGCCAAAGATGGAGTATTGTTCCTTGATGAGATAGGTGATCTTCCTATTGATACTCAAGCTAAAGTTCTCAATGCTTTGCAACCTGTGGATGGCAAACGATACATTCGTCCTGTAGGTTCTAATGATGAGATTGAGATTAACTGTAGGGTGGTGTGTGCTACTCATAGGAATCTAGAAGAGATGATTGAACAGAAGTTATTTCGTATGGATTTATATGCTAGGATATCAACGTTTGTATTAGAGATTAAGCCATTGAGATCTAGGAAGTGTGATGTGATTCCAATAGTTAAAGAGCTTGGTTTTATATTAAAGAAAGAATCCAAGGCTGCTGAGTTTCTTGATGTGTATCTTGATGACATTATGAATGACAAGTTGTCACTGAGACTTAATGTTCGAAGTCTTGAACAAGCAGTTAAGAGATTCTCTGTGTTAGGAAAAGTATAACTTAATATAACATCTAACACACTTTAATAGATAGATGTTGATTGGCATGAAACTTGCTTACAGTGGTAGCTCTGGAGTATTAAACTCCATTAACTTTCTTATCAGTACTGATGTTGGAAAGGTCACGACTGATAAGTTATCTAATAGGTGACTGTCTTGGTATGTATGACTCGTCATAGGGTCTGTACTAAGATGTGAGCTTGTTAGGATAGAGGGTTCCGTACCTCTCTAAAATAAACGGTGACTTCAGCATACATTGAATAGTAATGTTAGCTAGTGCATTATGGGTTTTTAAAGTGAAGTTAAACAATGCGCACGATAAATATATCATTGGAAACTTGACTGGTGAGAGATGCAGGAACTAGCTCGATGCTTCCAGAGTGTCTGGAGATAGATGACGACACAGTAAATGCACAACAAGTCGCTATCAGATTGGTGCAAATCCAATTCTCACCACCAATTTAGTACAACAAACAACATAAACAATAACAACAATGTCCAATGATATTACACAACCAATAACTATTACTTATGCGAACAAGCAGATAGCATCGCAAGTAGTTGATCTACTCGTTCGCAAACGTCCTGTAGGCTGGGGGAGAAAATCGTATGCAACGTACTACAGGTCTGAGTATGCGATGCAACTTAAGAAAGAGTTAGATGCAATGATTGAAACACAGAAAGATAAAGTGTTTCGTCTTGATACTATGAGGCTTAGTCTCAACTCTACGTATCAAATGATTAACCAGTCATTCCATTTCCTTATGGATAACGGTCCTGATGCTGAGAAGTATCGTGATCTGTGGAAGAAGATTAGGGTAGAGAGAGTTCGAGGTACAGCAGTATGTATTAGGTTTCGTGACTTTGCTACCGAGGTATTACGTGGAGAAGACTTTGTTGCGAGAGATGATAGGATGAAATGGAAGAAACAGATTGATGAGTATCTTAATGATGATACTGTATGTAAGCCACTGCATATTCAACATCTGTTACTCTCGCCAGAAGATATGACTAATCTTAGGGCAGAGCTAGAAGATTTGACAAACATATCATTCTCTGTGTCATCTAAGGAAGTGAAGATCATTAAATTGAACGCATAGTAATATGACAATAGAGGAAGTCATAGGTATGTCAGCAGATCAGTTAGAAGCTATGACTGATGCTGACCTAGAGAAACATTTTGCTCAGTACCTGATAGTAACTCGTCCTGAACAACAACCAAAACAACAACAAAAAGAGATGAGAGTGTTGGCAGCTAATCCTAAGTTTGAGCAAGCCCGTAAGGTTGCAGCAACATTAGGTATTGATCTGCCAGTATTCACATCAATGAGAAAGAGAGGATAGTAATGTCAGAGAAGATAACAATTAACCTATCGTCATCTGCATTGAAGTATGCAGGTTGTGCGTTAGCGTTTGATAGAGCAATCATCAAAGGTTACAAAGAGAAAGCTATGCCTTGTCGTATGATATATGGCATAGCTGGTCATGAGTTCATTAACACCATGTATCAGACTGGTGGACACATACCTACTGCAAGAGAGAAAGCTAGGGCTAAGTTTAACTTACCCAAGATTGATGATAGGCGTTCTCCTCATATGTCTGATGTGAACCATATGTTAGCTGTGGCACTTTGGACTTGGGAGCTATGTGTAAAGAAAGAGGAAGAGTTTGAGATACTAGAGCTTAATGGTAAGCCTGCAACTGAGATTAACTTTAGTCTACCTTACTATGAGGATGACTATGTAGCTATCAATTGGTGTGGTACATTAGATCGTATTGGTAAGATTAGGAATGGTATTTATATCATCCCTGATTGGAAGTTCACATCATCATATAGTGAGAAAGAATACTTCACACAGTATGAGATGAAGCCAGCACCAAGGGGTTATGCATTAGCTTTGAAGTTAATGGCAGAAAGATTTCCTGATAGTATATTGGGTCAAATTGGTAAGGGTGCAATTGGTACTAGGTTTGATGGTATCTTTGTTAAGCCTGAGATCAATAAGGTTACTTTTGCTAGGTCTGATGTGAAGCGATGGGATGAATCTGAGATCAATGAGTTTCGTGGATTGTTAGATGATCTGTGTAAGAAAATATCACACCATGTTAAGACTGGCTACCTACCAAAAGAAGGATTGACTAATAGTTCTTGTGAAGGGAAGTGGGGTAAGTGTATGTTCTGGAACTGCTGTAAGTCGCCAGATGTTATAGCACAGATGCTTCTCAAGAGAGACTTCGATATTAAACAATTTAACCCTCTTTCATACAACGACTAATATGATTAACATCCCAGACTTTAGTTCTCATGTTCATAGAATTATGTGTGAGAGAGTTATTCGAGAGACACATCTTATACCAGACTTTGAGTATATGATGATATATGGATACAAGTTAGCTATGATAGATTTGAGTGATAAAATCAAAGACGTAAATAAACAAATAACCAATAAGAGAAAGAACAACATATCATGTTAATAGGTATATCAGGTAAGAAGAGATCAGGTAAGGATACAGTAGCTAGTATCATTGCTGAGATATTAGATAATGCATCTGTGTTACACTTTGCTGATGCATTGAGGTTGGAAGTTGCTAAGGCTACAGGGTTCTCGATTAGGTATATTGAAGAACACAAAGAGAACTTTCGTCTTATCTTACAAGGATGGGGTACAGACTTTCGTCGTAAGATATATGGACATGATTACTGGCTGAAAGAAATGGATAAAGCAATTGGCGAACTTGAGAATTATGGTGGTAAGAATATCATCATAGCTGATGTTAGGTTCGAGAATGAATATGACTATGTCAAGTCTCGTAATGGTATTATGATTCGAATAGAGAGGTCAGTAGATTATTCTGATACTCATGTGTCAGAGACTAATCTCGACAACAAAGAATTCGATCATAAGATATTGAATCTTGGTTCTGAGATAGAACTAAGAGAGAAAGTAACCAAGTTAGTAGAAGATATTAAAAGAGAAACAATTAACCAACAACTATAATGAGTAACATTTACATTCCTCCTTCTTGTCGTACACTATCAGAAGATACAGCTAAGCAACAGATTCGTTTAGGTATTCAAGGATTTCCAGGTTCTGGTAAAGATTGGTCTATACTAGGAACACCAGATGGTAAGCAAAAAGGATTCCCTAATCCTATAGTATTGAATCTTGACCGTGGTCTTGGAGCACATAGTCAATGTACTAACATCTATGAAGTCCCATTGTATAAGATGTTCAAACGTACAGAGCAGAAAGATAAATTAGTAGAATGGTTAGATAGGGAAGGTGGCAAACTTACTGAGAGTCAGACTCTCATTATTGATTCATTGTCATCCCTAGAACAGATTTATCATATCTGGTTCAAAGACAACGAATCAGCATTAGCTGTATCATCCACTGGTGCGTACAATAACTTTATTGAATGGAATCTTAAGGACAAATGGTTCAATGAGATTCATAACATAGTTAAAGGATTCAGGTGTGATATAGTTCTGTTGGCTCATGAAGCAGAACGTGCGGATAAGCCTACAACACCTGGTCAACCTGGGTTGTACACTGGTAAGATTCGTCCTATACTTTCTGGTAAGTTTGGTGATTTGATTGTTAGAGAGTATACTGATTGGTTTCGTCAAATGTCTACATCCAAAGTTGCAGACCCTAAAGATGCAACTCTTGCCTCCTTTCGTATGACAAAGTCTGAGTTCATCAATATGCAGAACTCCTTTGCTGGTGACACTATTTATTACTGGGTTACTAAAGGTACTGATACCTTTGATGCTAAGGCATCGTCGTTAGTTAACCCTCCAACATTTATACCTGCGACGTATGAAGCGTTCTGCAAGTATAGTAGACAACAAACAAAACAACAATAAACATATGCAAATAACAATTGTTCAGATATCTAATGGGTGGGTAGTGACTGTGTCATTTCCTGGTAAAGGTGGTTCGTCACTACACTGTACTGACTTTGAAGATGTGATTAAAAAGTTGACTGATATGAAAAATGCTGCGAAGAAAGAACACGAAGCATCTCTTAAGAACTGATTAGAATTTCTCATTGGTATTGTCTTATCATTGAGATGTAGTAAACAAACAAACAAACAAACAAACAAATAGAAAGTAAGTATTATGCAAAAATGGAATGCGTCTCTCCCTTGGGTTAAGAAGTCTGATTACATTCTTCGCTGTATCGAAGAAACTTTTGCTCCTGCTAATAGTGGGAATCCAATGGTTACATTGAAGTTCGAAGTTGCTGCTCCTGATGTAGTGACTGATGACAACGGGGAAGAAATACAAGTTGCTGGAATACCGATTATGTTCTGGTGTGTGGTGAAATCTGTGACTGGTAATAAGAATCAGTCTCCTGAGGAAGCTACTGAACAGTGTAAGAAGAACTTCATTAAGTTGTTGACTGCTTTTGAGCTGCCGACAGATAAGATTGATTGGGATAATCCGACTCTTGGATTCAAAGGTAAGTTGGTCTATGCTATGTTGGAAGATAGTGAGCAAGCTCAACGTGGTAGTCCTACTAAGGCAGACTTGGCTAAGGGTATTAAGGTTGGGCCTATTCTGATCAATCCTAAGACCAAGAAAGAGTTGATCAATCATTATCCGAAGATCAATGGTGTTGATTCTATCTTTGGTATTGCAACCATTGACAATGGAGGACTGTAATATGCTCACAGAAACCTTGTGTTTTGGCGTTGACATTAGTGTGTCAAGTGAGGACGAGCTCAATAAGATTACCGTTACTATAACAGAAGCTATTGAAAAAGTTTCTGGTGTGGAAGATGTTATTTTTGTTGACTAGGATGTAGTTGAAGATGAGACAGAAGATTAGTAAGTAACACAACACTCGCTTTCTCCGTCGTGCTATAACGGAGAACAATTTCTACAAATGTTACGATCTAGGCCAATTTTACGATATAGTGGTATGACAGTTGTGATGAGCAACCCATCACGATTTGATACTCATAAATTGTTGTCTGGTAATGGTGGGTCTATGTTTGGCTCTTATTGTTTGCGACCAGAGTTGAACTCTATGCAATGTGATGTGAGGCTAGTTGAGGATAAGTCTCCATTGTTAGATGGTACGAAAGTGATACTGATTCTAGGTGAGAAGGCTATGCATAGTATGTTACCAGAGACACTGAATAATACCATACATGAGATGAGAGGAAGTTTATTCCACTACAAATCTGTCCCATGTGTATGTTCGTATCTACCACAAGAAGCAACTGACATATATAAGAATTATGAAAAAGAGAATAATCCTATGGCATCAGACTATACACCAGACGATACTGTATCTGATGATGGTGAAGATGACGAAGGCAACGTTAAAGCACACGGCAAAACAAAGAGAAGTAACTATGCGTTTTGGCTTAAAGCAGATGTTAAGAAGTGTAAGCATCTTCTTACCAATAGGCCACCCAGTCTTGATGGACCTAAGTATCATATCTTCCCAGGGTCAGAAGTGGTTATCGAAAGGCTTACTACAACCAAGAACCAACACTTATACTTCGACATAGAAACCGATTATGAAGAACAGAATCTTCAATGCTTTGCGTTCAGCTTTGACGGGGTTAATATTTACTCTGTGCCTATTCTTGATTATACTTATCATCCTGCCTATATTGATTATCATCGCATTATGCGAGCATTGGCAGTGGCTGTTAGGGACAATATTGTTGTCGCTCATAATGGCGCTTGTTTTGATTTCTTGGTACTTGCACATAAATACCATATACCAATCAATCGAACCTATGATACACTCATAGCAATGCATAGATGCTTCCCTGATGTTGAGAAGTCGTTAGGACATTGTGTGTCATATTGGACATGGGAGAAGTTTCATAAGGATGAGGATAGTCAGGGGTACCGAACGAATGAACAGATGATGGCAAGATTGAAGTATTGTGGCAAGGATGTGTATACTATGTATCTTATCCACCAAGCTGTCATTAAGTATGCTAAGACTATACCAGGATTGCAGAAGTCTATTGATGACGCTATGGCATGTATACGGCCATATTTAATATCTACATTGCAGGGTATTAAAGTCAACCAGTCTATGATAGATGGTATGTGTAGAGAGAATGATAGGCTCATGATGCAATACAATAGAATCATAGAGTTCCTCATTGGCCCACAGGGAATGGAAGACATTAGACAGGGAAAGAAGCTTGGTATGTTTGCAGGGTCTAACAAACAATGTTGCAAATACTTCCATGATCTATTAAATTATCCTGTTGTAGCTAAAGGTAAACCTGATACATATGGTCAGACTCATCCGTCATTAGGCAAGAAAGCTTTGTATCGCTTAGCATTAAAAGTAGAGAACCCTGTGATCAATCTTATTGCAGCTTATAGGTCAGTAAAGAAGGAGACAACTAGGTTACGCTTCCTCCCTTGGAAACCATCTCGTGATACAACTCAATGGCACATAGGTGGTACTAAAACCTTTCGATTAGGTAGTAGAGGTATATTCAAGAAGAAGCGTTTAATAGAACAAACAGGTGAGATTAAAGAAAGAGGGTTAGGTGGCAATTTGGCAAACATTGAGAAGTCAATGAGGGAGATATACATCCCTGATGGATTAACAATTTAAGGAGGTGGCCCTATACTCTTGGAGTTGGAACTCACGTCTAATAACGTGTTCCCCTACTAAGCTCCAGTTGTTCTAGGGTCTACCAATTTCAACTAACAACCAATGAATAAGTTATACGACAAGTGTGCCTACTATATGGCATCAGGAGATCTATCAATCTTCTCTGATGAAGAACGAGAGACTCTTAAGATATTCGTACAAACAGATCAATCAGGTGCTGAGGCACTTATAGTAGCATACCTCTGTAATCCTGGAGACTTCCGTCAGTTATTTATGCATGGAGTTAAGCCTCATGTGTATGTAGCATGTCATGTGTTTATGGAAGTGTGGAAGAAGAAAATGAGAGAGTTGCATATATCAGGTGATATTAAGTTCGACTCTGAGTTAATATTGCACACACCAATTAAAGATTTGAAGTCTATTCCATATTGGAAAGAGTTAGATCTGTTGATTAAGGATTCTGATAACTGGTCATTAGACCAACGGTATTACTACCTAGCAAAACAGACGTGCCATAGCTCAAATTATGGTATTACAGCAGAACCATTTCGTATGAACATACTAGAGAAGTCTGGTGGTAAGATAGTAGTGTCTCGTCAAGATGCAGAGTTCTTTCTTACTACATATCACTCATTGTTTCCTGAGATCAGAGATTGGCATAGGCGACTTCGTACACAAGTGGAGCAAACTAGGATAGTATATAATCTTCACGGTCATCCATTAACTATTACATGGCATGAGATTCCAGAGAACAAATGGAAAGAAGTATTTGCAGTTCCTGCACAATCAACTGTGGGTATGATTACTAACATTGCATTTGCAAAGTTGCAAGAGGATACTGAGATAAATAATAGGAAATGGGACCATCTAATTAACTGTCATGATAGTGTACTATCTCAATGTCCCGTAGGAGAGGAACGAGAGCTAGGTTTAGCACAGAGGAAGTTCATTGAGCAAGACTTTATATCTCCTGTGGATGGTGCGCCATTTAAGATGAGGTCAGAAACACAATTTGGTTTCAACTGGGGAGTTTTTAAGAAAGGTAAAGATGGCAAACCTGATGTTAATAAGTTAGGCTTAAGAGAAATGAAATTTTGAATTACTATTATGCAAATGTCTAATAAAGAACGATGGAACTCTATAACTGATGGATTATGTTCTCCACAGAATATGATTGATTGGGGATTTCGGTTTGTCATAGCTGCATCCTTACAGCGTAGAGTATGGGTAGGTCCAGAACATAAACAGTTATTCCCTAATATGTATGGAGTGTTGTTTGGGTTACCTGGTATCGGTAAGTCTCTAGTGTTAGACGAGGTATCAGGTATACTAAGAACCCTTAAGAAGAAAGATGTTAGACCTGACACAACTAAACAATCAGTTGCAGAACAGTTAGTTATCAAACAGACAGAAGATATTAACATTTCTCTAGCTGAGTCTAATATGGTTAAGGTTAAGAAAGACGTAGAGAAAGCTGAACCAGCACTATTCCCTTATGCTCCAGATGCTACGACTTATGAGGCATTAGTGGAGTTCATGGCAGGTGCATTTAGGAGAATCAACTATACCAAACAGTTACCTGATGGTACATCTAAGTTGGCAATCTATGGTCATTGTTCTGGGTATTTCTGTTTAGATGAGTTAGGTTCACTATTTCGTAAGAAATCAGATTCAGTAGTTAATTATCTGTTAGGTCTATATAGTTGTCCAAATGAATATGAATATAGAACTAAAACTTCTGGTGAAAATCGTGTGCTTCGCGGATGCCTTAACTTTCTGGCTGGAACCACACCTGATTTTATGGAAGAGATTGCCAGTGATAAACTTATTGGTAAAGGGTTTACTGCTAGGTGTTACTTCATATGTGCTAATAAGAATCGTAAGAACGTATCTAAGATACCAGAATTAACGAAAGAACAAGTTCAGTATAAGATTGAACTGTTAGAGCATATTAAGAAGTTGGCAGTACTATATGGAGAGGCTAAGATAGACAAAGAGACAGATGAGTTCGTACAGAAATGGTGGGATGATTGTGAGAATCACAAAGAAAATAGACCAAACAAATCATCGAAGTTAGATGGGTATTATGCTAGGAAGCTGATACATATGTATAAGGTAGCCATGATGAATCACTTCATGGAGTCAACTGATCTATACATATCTCTTGATGAAATCAAACAAGCAATTGCCGACTTAGATAAAGAGGAGCTAACTATGCATTTAGCCCTGTCAGTAGATTCAGCTAACCCTCTTAGTAAGGTAAGCAATAACATATTCAACTACATAGTCAAGCACGGTAAGGCTAATATGGCTGATCTATTGGTTGAGTTCTGGGATGCCCTACCTCAGGGTAACAGATCTTTAGATGAGATAATACCTCATTTAATAGCTAGTGACAAAATCAAACTAGAAATAAAAGAAACAGGTGAGAAAATATACGTACCAATACTATGAGCTCTAAACCATTGACCAAAGAGGAGAAAATGAAAAGAGCCTTCAAGAGATTCAAGAAGGCTTATTTCAAAGGACGCGAGACATTCACTGGTCTCGAATTAGAAGTGTGCCGGATTAAGTTTATGGCACAGCAGAAGACTTGGCCTTGTTGACAGCCTTGTGTTTCATGTATGACATCAATTCTTCTTGTGCTTGCTGGGGTCCTTCTAGGCGTTGTAGATAACCTAGATACTTAAATGCTGATAGCGGCATTTGTTCCATTGATGGGAATGTCTCATATTGATTCTCCTTCAATGCTTTAAGTTTGGCCATCATAACATCTGGAGACCCTTTATAGGTCTCTATGATGTTATTAATTAGTTCCGGTAATTGCTTCATAGCCTTCCCAATATCTTGAGTAGACTTGAATTGTTTCTGTTCGAGATTTAGGTATGGATTAGAGCCTGCATCAATATCTTGGTATGGCAAACCTTCTGTCATATCAAACCTTCTTAACTGTTGCATCTTATCCTGCAACTCTTTCTTCTCTGCTGGCATACCAGTGATTATTCCCCCATTGATACCTTGGTTAATAGCAATCCTACCTAACTGAAAGTTGGTAGATAATACATGCATAGACACAGCTTGAGCTAAGTCTACCCAATTGACATTAGGGTCATTAGCAATAGCAGAAGATACATCGTGTAATGTAGATGCTAAGTCACTAGCTACCTCATCCATTGGGAATGTGGCACCTTGATAGTCATTCTTATACACAGAATCAAATGGATACTTAGCTACTTGAGACAACAATCCACCAAACCCAGAGTATTGCATAGCAGAGATTAGGTTGTATGCTATCAGTCCTTTGTTCCCTTCTAATCCTCTATCAGATGCAGCTATCTCAGACAACGACGGTATTAGATTCTTCTTGCCTTGTATAGCTTGACGCAATTCCTTAATCAAGTATCCACCAACTGCTGCACCGAATACGCCTACTAGCAATGGTTTGATATCTCCACGAGTAGCAGGTTCATACATATTCTTCATGAAGTTATTAGTTTGGGCTATAGACCAATGTGCCAAACTAAAGAACCCAGATATTTCTGTATCTCGTAGCATCCAACCTGGTAGACTACGTATGTCACCGGTGCCATGAACGTATTGTCCCATTCGACTAGCTAACTTAGAACACTCTGCTTGAGTATAGTTGTGAGTTAGGTCAAATGATGGGTCGAGATTACGCAAGAATTTCAGATCAGTAACAGAACCATTCTGCGCCCTTAGAATTTTAGATGGTATGATAACTTCTGAAATGGACTGTACCAATCCACGTCCTACTACATCAGTCATGCCATTTAATGATGACACACGACGAACCAAAGCTGCAAATGCATGAAACCTTTCAGTAGCAGTAGCATTACCTTCTATCATCTTACCTAGACTATTAGCTGTTAACTTCACAGCACCATTCTCTACGGATGTTTGGTATCCAGCTGTGATATTAGTCAATGCATGACTTACAGCTTTTACCATAACTAATGGGTTTGTTGTGGTAGAAAGTGCACCAACTATATTCGATACCATCTTATGCATCTCTAGTGGTGGACCAGAGAGGAACATAGCTGTTAATGCAGATGACAAGGAGTGTTCGATGTTATCAGCAGGATTCCTAATCTCTGGTCTCCAAGCATTCAACCCATCTTGTACGACAGGATTATGTGCTAGTCCACCTTCTGGTGATTGAGGAACATGATTACCCCATGCATCTTTCTTAACACCAAGAGCTGATAATACTCTAGGGTCTTTCTCCATGAACTTATAGTGAGCTAAGTCTATTGCAGACCTATCGAAATACCTAGATGCATTAAGTACCGGGTCACTCTCACGAAACTCTGGAGGTAATGGAATACCAGCAGCTCTACGAGAAGCATTGAACATATCCATATGAGACCTATCAGATGATCTAAGATCTCCTTGAATACCAGTCTTGAAGTCTTTCCAAACCTCTTCTGCTCTGATAGGATTCAATCCATGTTTATTCGTAGCATAGTCAACATATTGTTTGTGCAATTCACTAATAGCTTTCTGGTCAGTATTAGCTCGTATCACATCAATAACCTTTTGATTGGGCATTGTCATGACATAGTTAGGGTCTTGCATTAACAACCGTTTCTTGCCACCAACAGTAGAAACAGGCACTCCTTCTACAATGCGTTCTTTCCCAAGTTGGTCAATCTTCGCGTACAATTGTGCATACCATTGGCGCCCTTTGGTAGAGCTAATCATGCCAATTGTATTGTTCCCAGTAAGCCTTCTAGTCTCAATGGCTTTATTGATTTGCGCGCGATCGCGATCAGATAGGTGATTGCCTAACTGTATGAGAGGATTCTTATACTTACCGATAAGATTGTCTTTGTAGTTCAATGCTAACTTCATAGAGTTAGCGATAGTGTGTGCAGCAGGTGTACCTAGATCATGAATACGATCTATGGTAGCACGAGTGATAAGACCAGCTTTAGACATATACTTATCAGGAGGTATGTTCTGAGAAGCTGGAGTAGCATTCAGTGGGGGAGTGGCAGAGTGGATTACCCTATCTTGAACTTCATTAGTGCTCTCACTATTTGTTTTATTTTCTTTACTGTTAATGGCTTTTTCATTTTCATATATTCCTTCTCCTCTTGTTTTATAAAACAGTTCTTGATATTTGACTAAGTTATCTATTTGTTCAGGGGTGAATACTTTACTGTGAAGTAGTGTGTCTTTGAAAATATTCAATTTTTCTTTGACAGGAAGTTCTTTATTATTACCAGCAAAGTTCTCTGCTCTTGAATATGCTTGCAGTTGTGATTCATTAAGAGGGTAAATATTTTTCTCCCAGCTATCTTGATAAAGTTTAATAGCTTTATCTTTTAACACAGACGGCCTCTCTTGATGTATCAACGTCGCACTCCTATCAAGCACTCTGTCTAACATATTCTCAAACTGAGGCTTGATACCTAACACTTCTCTCACAGCTCCAATGAATGACTTCCATGTAGTTTTGAGTGATCCTCCACCTTCATCAGATGTAGGAATCATGTGGAGAACTTTCTGGAATTCTGGAGACTTGATAGCTTGGGCTATGAACTCATGTAAGTTGCCGAGGGCATATTTGGTGTAAAATCCACGACTAACATCAAATGGATTGATAGCTGATTCATGTAACTTTAATTGTCTAATAGACCTGTCGGCATCATTAGCAGTACCTTTTTGTTCAGCTGTATCAGTAAACAATCCCTGTGCACCAGTATGTTCAGCAACCTTATAGTAGCACCTAATCAAATCCTTGATAGCCTCATTACCATTGGGATTAGCAAGATACTTATCTAACTCTTCCCTATGTTCTGCACCTACTCCCTTGAAGTATGGTATCTTCTTAGAGGTCATGGAATGAATAGCTTCTTCCATAACTATCCTAGCATTCCGTGCTAAATTAGTACCAATGTTCACTTGATCCGCTGAACCAGCATCATAGTGAGACCTTCTATCACCTGGAGCATTAGCTTGGTCGAGTAGCTTATTATATTTCCACTTGACATTAGCAGACGCACTATCCATGTTGTTGAGTAACTCTCTAGCTAGCTTCTGATAGGGATGATTCTCAGTAGAGGCCAAATGAGTCATCACAGAGTAAGTAGTAGCATCTCCAGAGTAGATGTGGTCTACTGCTTTCTGAGGCATAGATATGTGATCTGGAGCGGGTTTAGGTGCCGTAGCATGAACATTAGACTGTCCACTACCTTCTGCGCCCATAGACCTATCAACTACTGTCGCCTTTCCTGTAACAGGATTAACAATAGTGTACGGCTCTTGAGCCTTAACATTACTTACACGCTGCTCAACCGCTGGTGTTCCTTCGACCTCTCTCGATGAAACGGACTGGTCTTGACTTGTGGATGGCGACTCCACCATATTGCTGCTGCTTCCGACTTTGCTTGTTTCAGGGACTTCCCCTGTTTGATTAGGTTGTCCCTCATTTTCTCGTATTCCAGTGGCATTTTGTACCTCGTTATTTTGTGGGTGATTAGTATGTAGTTCGTCTAACAACTTAGCTTGACGCAATGCTTCTGCTGCATCAGGTAAAGATAAATTTAACTTAGGGAATATACGCTGTACTGATACAGGACGTGTGGCGCCTTTGTCAATAAGTTCCTGTAGTATATCAGTAGTGAAAGTTGGATTAACTTCTTCAACAGGCTTAACTTCTTCAACAGGCTTAATTTCTTTAATTTGCCAGCTGTTATTCACTTCTGGCATCTCTCCACCTTGATAGTCTTTATCAACTATCTTCGATGTGTCAGATGTAGTTGTATCAGATGTAGCAACATCCTTAGCAGTCTGTTTAGTCATCCAATCTTGATGCAATGCATTACGCATCATATTATAATCAGTAGACTTCCTTATATTATCATTGGCAGTCTTGAGTTGTGCAGCAATAGCAGGGTCAGTATCTTTAGGTACTGGAGTCAATACTCCAGGCAACTCTAGATAATACTTTTTAACATACGAATTACCAGATTTATAATTCCCATCTTTACCAATCTCTGTCCATGGAGAGTCAGGTTTAGGAGCAGTTGTAGTAGTGGTAGTATTTTCTTCATTCATCTCTGGTTTACTCTCATCAGAAGCAGTTGTAGTAGTGGTAGTATTCTCTTTGTTAGTCACTTCTGGTTTACTCTCATCAGGAGCCTTGTGACCCAACAACTTACCAGCCCACCTAGACTGTCCTGCGAATAATGCACCACCTAATACTTGTGCACCAATATCAGTTCCATTGATGTCTTGACCAGTAACAGCGTTGATGCCAGTATTAATCAGTGGATTAACACCAGCATTGAGTGCTACATTAAACATAGACTGTCTGTCACCAATAGCTTGTTCAGCTTTAATTCTAGCAGACTCTAAGTTTGCAGCAGCAGTATCAGCATCTTCTCCTGTACCAGATAATCCTTTAGCAGCATCTACTAAGGCTTTTCTTTGTGCAGCTTCTAATGTTCCAGCACCTTCTCCCCTTACTAATCCAATCAATCCTCTACCAGCTCTCAATGCATCCATTGATGGTCTACCACCAGAAGCTATGGCAGAACCAGCTATTTCAGTAGCTAATGCAGTCTTAGGATTAGCCTCAGCAGACTGTTGAGCAGCTAATTGCTGTTGAGCGTAAAGCTCTTCTGGAGTGATTGCTTTCTGTATAGATTGACCAACTGGTGCGCCAACTGATGCACCAATAAGTCCACCAACTAATCCACCAACAGGTACAGTAATAGGTGCAGCTGGACCACCTAATGCACCTAATTCTGCACCAGCAGCCATACCACCCAATGCACCAGCACCACCACCTAACATACCACCAGCACGACCAACTAAAGTGTGACCGATAGTAGATAACTTTGATTCGTCTTGTTGGGGTTGCTGTTCAGCGGCACCAACTTGTGTTTTAGCTATTTCTTCGTCAGTATATCCTTGTGAACGAAGATACTGAATATCTTGAGGTGTAAGCATGTCAGACATATTATTGTTCTCCTCCTAAGTAATCCCAAAGTTGGCCAGCTCCATGGCCTATTAATCTGGCTGATCTTAGTGTTCCTCCCATTGGTGTGTATGGACTAAAAAGTGTGTCAGCAGCAGTCTTGCCTAACACATGCATAGTGCCATGTGGCAATCCAGTTAAGTTATGACCTTCTTCTCGTTTCTTTTCTAAGTATCTTTGAGATCTAACTTGAGCATCAATTGGAGAATCTTTGTCTACCTTAATAGGTATTGCATTACCTTGTTCGTCTATATGATGAATGTTACCTTTCTCATCATATGCATAATCAGGCATAGTGCTAACACGAGTTAACTTATGTGGAACTTCGCCAGATATTGTACTAATAGTGTGACCTGATGTACGAGTATCTTTTCCAGTTAACGGGTCAATTCCACCGGTGATAGATGACCCAACAGAGTGAACTTTATTATCAGGAGTAGTTAATGTTCTTCCACCAGAGTCTGAACTAGATTCTGCAATTTTGCCTTGCATACCCAAACCAAGTGGAGTTACACCCGGAGTGATAGTTCCACTCTCAGTATCAACAGAAGCGTTAAATGGTGAACGATATATACCACCAGGATTCTTAGCTTGATACAAACCTGATATATCTCCAGCACGAATGCCTTGGAGAGTATATGGCTCATCAGCTAATTGTTGACCAGATACATCTGCACCTAGACGAACCTTGTTAAGAAGTTCTTGGTTACTAGATGGCAGTGCAGCACGTTGACCCTGGAGAGTAGTAGTATCATTATCTGTTTGAATACCTTTGTTATACAATTGACGAGGAATCAAGGGTTGTTCTCCAGAAGACATCAGCAAATCGTTCTGTGCTTGAGTATCTTCACCGAGTGCTCGAGTTAATGGTGTTCCAAGCAATCCAGCAGTTGAAGCTCCGCTAGCTATGTTCTGTGCAGTGGTGCCCTTTGCAATAGCAGTATTATAGGCTGAATTAGCATTAGCCTGTGGAACATTTGCAGCGATGTCAGCACTAGCATTTAGAATAGGTTCCGCTGTCGCAGCATTCCAATTATCAGATGTTCCATATTGAGCATAAGCTCTATCAGGATTAGCTGCGATGTTAGGAGATAGCCATGGATTTGACTCTTGACGTTTTAGCCAAAGCTCTTTGTTTGTATCGGCCTGAGCCTGAGCCAATGGAGCCATCAACCCAAACTGAGATGATAGATCTGCATTCTGTTGTGCCCTAGCTCTAGCAGTAGGAGATACCATCCTTTGTGCTAGATTGGGTTGAGTCATGATGGTAGTAGGATTACCATCTGCATCAATAGGTTGACCATCCTTGAACTTATATCCACCCTTGATGAAATCAGGATTGATAGAAGGTGTACCACCAAACAGAGCATCTAAGGCTCCAGAAGCAATTTGTCCCATAATAGTATTAGTGTGTTAGATAAAATCAGCTAGATATGAGCCAACAGATTGGCCCAATTGGTTACCAACTGCCTTAGAGAACGATCCAGCTTGGATAGAAGGAAGCTGTGGAGCTTGTGTAGCATTAGCATTAGACTGAGGAATGCCATCATTCTGAGCCATAATCATAGCAGCATGAGCATTCAAGAAGCTCTGGCCTTCATCATTTAAAGCCTGATGACCATTCTCGTCAACAGGAGTTAAATGGTTAGGACCAAATGTAGGCTCAGGAATAGATGGAGAATTACCACCACTACCATGAGTAACATGATTAGCTTTGTCAGTTGCTGTTTGTCCCCATGAACCATTGGGGTCATGGTATAACATAGCAGTATCAGCTAGTCCATGTAGTACATTTCCTTGAGAGAAATTGTCGTATGTACGACCTAGATTAGATTGAACGTTCTTGTAAGAGTTAGACAGTGAATCACTAAGTCTGCCAATTAGATTATTATCAGTCTTTGGTTTAGTGTCTTGTCCCCACTCTAAGCTCTCACCATTGCTCATGTCATCAGCCATATGATTATTTCCTTTCAAGTTTGTGAACCATCAATTTGTACTTACGCAATGCAGATTGATTGCGTCCTTTCTTAATGTCTAACACACAACTCTGTACCACACGATATACATAGTCTAACGTATTCGAATCTCCTTGGATATGTATACAGATATTTGGTGCAATAGAATAGTACCTATGGATGAGATCTTTCGGTACGAACGTATCACGAAACTTTCGTAGTACAGTTAACTCTTCACAGTTATCAGGAAGTCCTCTATGCGTACAACATGCTGTAGTTAGGAAGCAGCCTATGCCACCATTGACAGAGTTAGAATCATTCCCACTCTTCCCTCCGCCCCAAGCTAGATTAGAGAATGCAGAGTTAGATTTACTATTCGACACTTGAGCATTACCACTATTAGCTACAGGATTGAACAATGATGCTGTAGTACCAATAGCAGCATTAGCAGCATTAGATGCACCGGATGCAGAGTTAACTGCGTTATTCATTAGACCAATCTTACTATTGAATGCTCCACCAAAGTTGGCGGCATTAGATAGAGTGTTGGTAGGATTGTTTAACCCTAAGTTACCAGACGTAGATAGTCCCTGGTTATTAGCTCGTTCAATAGCATTCGACTCTCCTGGAGATAGACCATTGAGGTTGATAGCATTAACACCAGCAGTTGCACCGTTAACAGCAGCACTCAATGCTGGAGCACCAGGAGAATTAGCAGTAACAGCATTAGTAGTGTTACCTATAGTTGGTAATGCATTGCCATACATTGACATTAACTGTTGAGGAGAAAGTTGAGGAGCAGAAGATGATGTAGATAGAGATGAACCAGAACCAGATGAACCAGACTGATTTACTCCCCAACCGTTAGAATCAGATGAACCAGCTTGATAGAATTTCATCATTCTATCAATGTTTGTCTTTGGCCAAATTGCCAAATGCTCAAATTCGTTATTAAGATAATTTCGCATAAAGTTTTTCAGTGTTAGTTACAAGTATATGTTTACCGTTCTTCTCCCATTCTAGTCTGTACCCTTCAAATTCAGTCTTAGCCCTTCTAGCAAACTTCTTAAGATTGTTCTTATTCATAGCTAAGTTTTGGTCAATATATATGATTTTAGGTTCTACATGATTAGTAGCAATTATCATGCCAGAGATACTGTTGTCATCTATTGTGTACCACAACATGCTCTCTCGTATTTTTCTATCTACTAATCGTGCTATATCTAACTCTGACATACCAATAAAGCATCTGTCAGATCTGTTGAGCAATATAAACGATATCAAGTCGCCAATGGTAGGTGTCATATTATCTTCCTATAATACGATAGGCAAACTTCCAATCCCTTCCGAACCCAACTCTGTGAGATATACTAAACGAATCATGAGGATGTTCACACATAGCTACCATATCATCAGTACCTCTATTAGTATCCTCATGAATCTGTGCTAACATCTGTTGAGCCTTATTATAGTATTGAATGGCAGAGTTGGCATCCTTATCTTCTTCTGCCCACAACTGTAAGCACTTAGTTATGATAACCTCATCATACCCAGGTGCAGGAAATTCATCAGTGTCATTGGAGAATGTAGGTAGAGCTTTTTTATATAACACTTCTACCCATCCTAACAATGGATTGATATTCGGTGGATACCAAGGCAAAGCTGAAATATCTACAATCTGAAACAATGCTCTTAGCTTATCAGATGCGATGTATGAGATTTGATTACCATCAGCATCAGACAGAATAACATCATATTGATTAACTGCCGACTTAGTAAATGACGTGATATCATTATACTCATTAACCGTAGTCATAGTAGTCGAGGTCATTACTACGGTCTCGAACATATTCGATGACCCATCAGACGTACCAGATATATTAACTACAACTGGAGTAGATTCAACTGCCTTAACTGAGATAGTTAAATAAGATTGGTTAGTTAGAGAAGTTTGCAATGGATACAAACCCTTCAATCGCCAATTGCG